CTTTCTTATGCTTCAGAACTTGTGAGCAGTAGACTAAAGGCCTACTGCCCCGTCCTTCCACAAAATATTTGTCATATATCGTTGTCGACCTCTGGTGACTTCGATAATCCTGCCTCCAAAGGAGGAAGAGGCTCTTTAATAGCAACAATTGTTAATAAAGAGCTTGTTAGGGTCCCCGAAGAGGACCGTGAATTCACTATACTGGACAAACTTACTCTCAAAGAGAAGAAAGGTGTTCCAATATGGAGAACATGGTGCAGATCTGAACCGCCTATGGCGCCCGAGGATGTTGAGTTTGGTAAACTCAGGAACAACCTTGGTGAGATCTTTGCCATATGTGATAGACGTTGGGGCTTCGATGAAGCCCTGGGCTATCAAATTTTCGCTTTAGCGTATCTGGAATCTGAGAAGCATTTCTCAGAAATGGAAACCATTCCTAGCCGCGTGGCTACGGTTCCAGAACAAGGCGGAAAATCGAGGATCGTCACAACCACAAAGTGGTGGAACGTTGTTCTTCAACAGCCACTCGCACATACTCTTCGTGAGTATATTGCGAAGCATCCTTTTGCTAAGGATGGGTTATTGAATGATGATCAAGCTCGACGTTATACAGAACGGCTTAGCCGCTTAAAACTCAAAGAGGAACAGTGCAGAGAGTTTACACTACTCAGTTCTGACCTCTCTGAGGCAACTGACGCTATTCCTAGAATGACGGCAGTTAGGATCCTCCTCGCATTGCGGGACGATCTTGGCTTCGCACAGGACGAGTATTTTAACTATGTTATTAAACTCGTTACCTGTGATCGAAGTTTCGAATTCCCTGGGCGAAAACCAGTTCGCGGAATTCGAGGAGTTATGATGGGTGAGCCTATGGCTAAGCCCATCCTAACTTTGCTGAATTTAGCAGCAGAGGAGATGGCTTATGATACTTTGTATTATAAGCTCTCCTTCTTTGACAGACCCCAATGTATACCAATACCAGACTCTAACTGGCGTTGCTGCGCAATCGCCGGTGACGACCATATTGCTTATGGTCCGAAAGAGTATCTGGCTGAGATAACAAGAAACCATGTTTCTTGGGGTTCGGTCATTTCAAAACAAAAGCATGGGTACGGCAAAGCCGTCCGCTATTGTGAAGAGGTTGTTCAGAGCCCATTCATTGGAATGTTTGAGGGGTCGTACCCCGACTCTGAAGCCGCTTATAATAATTCTCCC